ATGGCAACTTTTAAAATATGTGTTTTTGAACATCAAAGGCGACAGGATGAGAAATACCCTGTTTCTATTCGGCTCTATTGGAAAGGAAAATCATGCTACATCAATACCGAGTATTACGTTACCGACAAGCAGATAAATAAAAAAACCTTTAGCCTAAAAGATGTTTACATTTTAAATGAGCTCAATAGGCGCATAGCCAAGTATGAGGATATTAAATCGCAGAAACTTGGTAACAGGATAGAACTATACACCGCCAAGGAGTTGGCAAATTACCTGCAGAAGGAAGCTAAGCCCGGCACGGATCATAGTATCGATTTTATAGAATTTTCCCGTAAACATATTGAGCAGATCCGCTTAAAAGGTAGGCAAAACACGGCAAATAACCTGAAACGAACCGTGAATGCATTGGTCGATTTTATTAATGGCCGAGAAAGGCTGTCAATTACCGAGATAACCTATAAATTTCTTGCCCAGTTCGAGGAGTTTTTGAAAACGGATAGAATTATTAAAAGAAAAAATCAGTTTGGCAAAACCGTAACAACGAAACGCCCCCCTGTTTCGGATGTCACCCTGTTTGATTACATGACCGACGTTCGGCTGCTGTTCAACGCTGCCATGGAAGAATTTAACGACGAGGACAGGGATGAACTGCGCATTATTCACTACCCTTTCCGAAAGTACAAGCTAAAAAGGCGACCCGAGAACAAGAAAAGAAACCTAACCATTCAGGAAATTAGGGCCGTAGTTAATCTTACCGATGAGGAAATAGGGCTGGATAGAGCAATTTTTGCCCGGGATGTATTTTTGCTCTCCTTTTACCTCGTGGGAATTAATTTGGCCGACATGTACGAAGTTACCCGCTTAAAAAAAGGGCGCTTGGAGTATGAGAGACAAAAAACGAGAGGTAGACGACAGGATAAGGCATTTATCTCGATTAAAGTTGAACCCGAGGCGCAGGCAATAATTGAGAAGTATATCGACAAAAAAGGGGTGCGGGTTTTCGATTTTTACTCCCGATACACCACCAGTCATATATTTAGCAGCAACGTGAACAAGGGGCTTAAGGTTGTGGCCAAAGCAGCAAAGATTGATATTGCCCTCTCTACATACTACGCTCGCCACAGCTGGGCCACCATTGCTCGCAATAAGTGCGATGTTTCTAAAGATGATGTTGATCTTGCCCTTAACCATGTGGATCAAGGGTTAAGGATGGCCGATGTTTACATCGAGAAGGACTTTGGCCGCGTTGACACTGCAAACAGGCTGGTATTGGATTGCCTAAAAAACCAGTGTATATAAAAGAAGGGTAAAAGTTGTATATAATTTTTGGTGTAAAGTTGTAAAATAATTGAATTAAATATTGGATTGTTCGTACTACTGTAATACATTTGCATTATAACATTGCGAGGTAGAGCAGTTGGCAGCTCGTCAGATTCATGATCTGAAGGTCATTGGTTCGAGTCCAATCCTCGCTACAACCCACAAGAGAGGGTGTTTTGGAATCAAGGAGGGAGGGCATTGCTCCGGGGAACGCCGTTTGAAACCGAGTAAAAAGCGTTGGGACGGTCGAATCTGAGATTTTAGCAGCAGGAACACCCGCAGATAGCGAGAGAAAGGGGCTAATCAGTTAGCCCCTTTCGTGTTGGTTGGCAATCAGGCTGGGAACCCATGAGAGCATATCACCCTTACCCACCAGCAACCATTCCGAGGATACGCCATAATCCCTCACCAGGTAGGCCAGCGCGTCGATATCGATGAACTTGTACCCCGTTCCGGGTTTGCTGGGGTCGTTTATGGCGGTTCTGATGTTGGAGTACTTTGGCCTGTGCAGCCCATACTCCGAGCAGAAAGCCGCAAGGCTGTTCATCCTACCCAGATCAATTAGCATTTCAATGGCCTCGAAGAATCGGCGCTGCACGTTGTGCGCTTCGGGTCTAACGACTTTGGCTTCCATGTCTAGTTGGGATTAGGGGTTAGTACATTTATCATAGCGTCGAAAAGATACTTAGGAACATTGACAAATTCCTTATCTTCCAAAAAAGCCTGCTCGAGTATGCTGAACAGCTCGTTGGGCATGTACGGGTAGTAGCCGGGGCGGTTGTAGTATTCCAAAACCTTAATCTTTATAGTTTCCATATATTGCATCTCTTAATTCATCGGCTCTTTTATTAGTCTCCTCTTCGCTAAACCATTGCTCGTATTTCTTCTTCATTTCATCGCTTTTTGCTATTTGCTTTGCCTCTTGGTTGTTGTTTTCTTCAATATTCTTATAAATAGTCAACAATTGGTCATAGGTAAACAGGCTGTCCAATTCACTGTCATTTGATTGAGATAATTTACATAGTAACTTATCTTTTCTGGTTTTAAAATCGCTTTTTTTTCCTGCTCCATGTGACGAAAAATTGAATTTATCTGATATAATAATGTCACAAAGTTGGACTGCTTGATGAAAATGTTTTTCCTTTTCTAAATTAATGACAAGTCTGTTTTGTACGTAACCCGTATTATGACCACAAATCATTGCTTGTTTTGCGTGAATTGTTGATAACTCAAAGTATTCAATATTTTCACTTCTCGATTTAAAATAAACATCCATTAAATTCACATGAACTCCTGCTGAATAAGGATTTTCAGCAAGCATCTTTTTCCCTAATGCAATTGCCTCTTCATATTTTTTTTCAAATATTAGATTTCCAATTAAGCAATACTCAGGAATTTCAGATTCAGCATAAATCACTGCGCCCTGTGGAATATGATCTTTAGCCACAGTTGAAATAGAAACCTTCTTTTCTTTTCTATTCCCAAATAGTTTTTGAATTATTCCCATAATCAATAAATTGACAAACATTGAACTACCTATACCTCCTCTTGCTCTTCCCCGAAATCCGATGCTCAACCACGTTATATAAAAAAGCCACCTCGCGGAGGTTTATTGTGAAATCAGGGTGCATATCGCTATTAATAGAGTGGCAAACAATATCGCCTGTCTCCACATTGTGATCCATTATCTGCTTGAGCATAATTCCTTTCGTTCCGTGGGCAATAACAAAATCCCATGTATCGTAATGCAATTTGTACCGCCAAAGGTCGCGCTTTATCTCACGGCAAATTACCACATCGCCGGGGTGGTACTCTGGCTCCATGCTATCACCATCCACCTCAAAGGCCAAGTATTTTCCTCTGTATTCTTTGTCGGCCTCAATCAGTAGAGTGGGCATATCCTCTAAATACTCTTCGGCATAGTACGATTCCGAGAACCCTGCCCTTGCTTTAGTGGTAACCAGCTTAACCTCTAGGTGCGAGGTATACTCCTTTTCCTTAAGCTCATATTTTACTGGGGGGTCGTTAACCTCGGATGCATGATTAATCATTTCACCTACTCCTGTTATAACCCACTCCCTGTTCAGGTCAGAGCATACTCTAAGTATTGCCTCTAATTTTTCAGCACTTGGGCTACTTACAGAATTAAGATACCCGTTTGACAGTCCACACAAAGCCTCAAAATGTGTTTTTTTAATTTTTTTAGAGTCCCTGTATTCTTTTATTCGCTCTGAAATAGTCTTATTATCAGGCATATATAAAATATTTGTAAAATATATTAGATTTTACTCTATTTTTATTTGCAATATATTAGAGTATCCTCTATATTTGCATTGTAAATATTTAATAATACAAAGTAAACACTTTATAAACCACTAACAAATAGCAAATATATGCTAATTATTAACACTGACAAGACTATGGAGGGAAGATTTTCATTCCAAAAAGGCTTTGGACAGGTGAAACAAAAGGATATACCAGCGGTAAGGCAAGACATTATGAATGCCCTTGGCATAACCACCCGTCCAAACTGGAACAGACGCCTAAAGGGTGAGGTTGTTCCGAAGGTAACCGAGGCAGAGGCCATTGAAGCCATATTCGCCAAGTACGGAGTAAAGGAAGTATGGGGGGCACAACTATGACCAAAGCTCAGAAGCGCGACCAAAGGCTACACTTAAGCCACGAGGTTAAAGAACTGATGCTATTTGCTCAAGAGCAAATGGGAAAGGAAGGAATCCAGAGGGTATTGCGTGAGACCCAAACTTTAGCTAAAAGGATGAACAAAAAGAGTACTAACCCTAAAATGCAGCTTGTATGAATCTACAAGTTTTCAGCAACAGCAAGTTTGGCGAAGTGAGAGTAGCCAAAAGTAATAATGGGGAAGCGCTATTTTGCTTGGCCGATGTGTGCAATGCTTTGGGAATAATTAATCACAATAATGTGAAAACAAGGTTAAACCCAAAGGGTATCCATACTGTGGACACCCCTACTAACGGAGGGTTACAACCAATGGTTTACGTTGATGAAGGAAATATTTACAAAACAACGTTTCAATCAAGAAAACCCGAAGCAGAAGCATTCCAAGACTGGTTATGTTATGATGTTGCGCCATCTATCCGAAAACACGGCGTTTACGCAACCGAATCCTTTGTAGAGAAGGCTATCTCTGACCCTGACGCTATGATAAGCGTACTAACCGAACTAAAATCGGAGCGCCAGCAGCGCCAACTTGCCGAGAGCAAAGCAGCCCTACAGGAGGAGATTAACCTGCACAACATGCCCAGGGTGCGTTTTGCCCAAGCCGTTGAAACCAGCAGCCGATCATGCCTTATGGCTGAGTTAGCTAAAATCATCACTCAGAATGGCTACGAGATAGGTCAAAACCGCTTATTCAAGTGGATGCGCAGCAATGGATATCTAGGAAAAACAGGTGAGCATCACAACATGCCAACCCAGCGCGCCATGGAGACAGGGCTGTTTGAAATAAAGAAAACCTCAATCACCAAGCCTGATGGCACGGTGCTGGTTTCAACCACCCCAAAGGTGACGGGGAAAGGACAGGTTTACTTTGTTAACAAGTTCAGTAAAGCGTTGGAGGATTAACCCATGATCGCAACCGCAACCTTATCCAAACGCGAGAATGAGGTGGCCAAGTACATGGCCTGGGGTGCCACCAAGAAAGAAGTGGCACAGAAACTCTTCATCAGCGAGCGTACCGTTGAGAATCACGCCCGCAGTATTTACGAAAAAACAGGGTGCACCAAGGTTAACGAGCTTTCGGCTTGGTGGTTCTGTAAAAACTTCGGCATTTCATTCGACCTCTCCCCTATTAAGCGAAGCCTAGTGTCATTGGCTTTGTTGATCGTTATACTCCCAAGCCAAATATTTAAGCATAATGACATTTACAGGACATTCCGAAGTAGCCGAGTAGAATGCCGCACCGCAAGAAGGGTGAGAAGAGAGATTGACACATTTGAATTTGACATTTAAAAACTATGTTATGGACAAAAGCATTAAAGGAACTGCCATCTTCATACATTTCATCGTGTGTCTTTTAGCCGCCACGGCGGAACCAACTGGAGAGAAGAGCCTTTCGTTTTATACTATTTACTACCTGATCACATTCGTCAATTTGGTTGCATCGGTAGTAATCATAAACAACCATGTAAACAAAAACTACCATGCCAAAAATGCCACTACCCCAAACAGAGATAGAATATCGTAATGCGCTGATTGATGCTGCTGAAGTGGGGGCAAAAAAAGCCTTACAGGATGCAGGGCTTATAAAACCTTACCTAAAGCTAAGGGAGGCCCATCGATTATACGGCGAAGCGGTGGTTAACCGATGGATAAAGGAGGGATTAATCCTTGCCATAAAAGACGGGAACCGCAATGCCAGCATACGAATTAACAGAATTCAAATTGAAACTGTAGCCAAAACAGCCAACCGGGCAAGCTACCTAACCACGGAGGAACGAAAATGAGAACAGATCTGTACGGGATTTTAGGCAGAGCTCTAGACCCCCAAAGCCTACAAACCGAGAGCACAAGCGCAGTTATTGATGCGCTTACCCTGCCCAAAGGCAGCAGGTTTGACAGAATGACACCTCTTCGTCGTCAGCAGATGCGAGACTACTATATGCGCTCTATTGCCACCGAGGAGGGAAAATGTGCACGCCCTGCGGGTGCAACGGCTATGCCCTGGATGATCGACGAGTGGCGTAGCGACCTGAACCAGTTGGAACGGGTAATGAAGAGTAATAACGAGATAAAGTAGATGCAGATGGATGATGTATTGATATTCAGAAGAAAGCACGGCTCAACAGGGCAATTTATGTGCCGGGAGAAAACCCTTTTAAAGGTTGAGTTTGAGGCAGGCCGATTTGTGGTGTTCGAAAAGTTAGCCAAACTGCTTGGTTGCACTGATAAAGATGCTGTGATGTTCGGATTTTCTAAAAAGAATAATTGCGCCTACATTTTCAAGGAGGAGCCAGAGGAGGATTCCTACTACTTAAGAAAGGCAGGCCCCTCGCGCCCCAACTACCGGTTCACATCAAAAACTCTCGGTCACCAGTTCTTTGAGTTTTTTAAAAGCGATTCCAAGGTGGGATACTTCGAGGCCAACGGGAATAACGACAAAGGTTGGATCGTATTAACCCCAATAAAAAAGGCAAATGAAAACTAAAAACACTCCAGGCCCTTGGAAGGCTGTAGAAAGGCAATACGGTTGGGCTATAGAATCCGAGAACGGCAAAACAATTGCCGAGCAGATGAACAACGGAAGGGATATGGGAGAATCCGATGCCAAACTGATTTCCACAGCCCCCGATATGCTAGAGCTACTCGATTTTATAAACGATGCCATTAACTCACATCTAAAAATCAACAAGGATTCCCCTTTACACGACGACATCAGGAATGTAATTAAAAGAGCAACTGAATAATAGTAATTAACCACAAAACCCGCAACAAAATGAAAAGAGTAAATTTAAAACAATTGGTGCTCACCAACTTCAAGAAGCACAAATCACTGGTAGTAAATTTTGGAGAGCACACCACCATTTCGGGAGACAACCGCATGGGCAAGTCCACGGTATTTGATGCATTTACGTGGCTCCTGTTCGGGAAGGATCAGTTCGACAGAAAGGATCACGAAATTTTCCCTATCATCAATAACGTAAGGCTCGACCGAGTTGACGCAGAGGTTTACGGGCTTCTTGAGGTTGATGGTGCACAATACCACCTTAAGCGCATATTTCGCCAAATATGGTCACGCCCCCGGGGTAAATCAGAGGAGGTTTACAAGGGCAATGAAACCCTATTCTTTGTGAACGACGTGCCCAAGAAAGCAGGCGAGTACAAGGCTATTATCGATGGTATTATCGACGAAACCGTGTTCAAACTGATCACCAAGCCTAACGCATTTCTTGATCTTAATTGGGCCAAACAGAGGGATATCCTATTCAAGATTGCCGAGATTGAATCCAACGAGCAAATAGCCTTTGAGAGACCTAAATATGCTGAACTCCTATCCAGAGTTAATGAGTTTACAAGCGTTGTTAAAAACATAGTGGGCGACCCCTTGGTGGAGTATAAGAAGCAGCAAAAAAGCAAGATTGCAAAGCTTAACGAGGCCCTTGAGGATATCCAGCCCCGCATCGATCAAACAACTCGGTTAACACCCGAGGCCAAAGACTATGCAGCTGTTGAGCGCGAACTAACGGAGGTAGATGCTGAAATTTTAGGCATTGCGCTCAAAATGAGCGATCGTTCAGAGGCAATACGTGATCAGTACAACAACATTCAGGAAAAACAAGGGCAGATTAACACCCTGAAAAGCAAGCAGGTGGAGTTGGTGCAGAAGGCCAAAGAGAAAGCTCAAAAAGATGCATTCGAAGCCAATCAATTGCGCAATGAGCTAGAGAATAGGGTAACGGCCTCATTAAAAAAATTCAACAGCATAAGCGAGGAGCGCACGGCAACCCAAAGGGAGGGTGAAAAACTTGTTAAGCAAACCGAGACTGTAATTAAAGAGATTGAGAAACTTCGCACCCAATGGGAGCAGGAGAATGAGCGCGAATACAAAGCCGTGGCTGGTTGCTTAATTTGCCCAGTATTCGGAACCGAGTGTGGCGACCAATTGGCCCAAGGAAAACATCAGGAGGCGCAGGATAAGGCTCAATTTGAGTTTATAAAAACAAAGGAAACAAGGCTTGATGAAATAAATCAGCTGGGCGTTGCACAAACAGAAGAGTTGAAAGCCCTTAACCTTCGCATGGATGAGGTGGAGAAATCCTTAAAAGGATATGCCCAAGAAATTGATGCTCTAGACATAGAGTATGAGACCTTGAAACAACAGCTTAACAGCACCCCCGTTGTGGTTCCCAAAGAGGTAATTGCCGAAGCCATACCCGAGTGGGTAACCATTCAGAAGGAAATCAACGCCATTACTTCTACCATTCAGGAGGTGAAACCAATTGACAACTCCGATTTGTCCGCCAAAAAACAAGAGTTAACCGATAGGCGCGATGTGCTCAAAAAGCAACTATCCGAACGCGACTTGATAGCCAAACATAAGGAGGAAATTGAGAGCCTAAAAGCAGACGGTTCCAAGCTAACCCAGCAAATTGCCGACATCGAGCGCGAGGTATTCCTTGTTGAAGAGTTTATGAAGGTGAAGATTGATAAGATTGAGCAGCCTATAAACAGCCTGTTCAAAATTGTTCGATTCAAACTATTCGACACCACCAACGAGGGCAATGAGTTTGAGGCGTGTATAGCTGTTGATACCTTGGGGGTACCCATATCAGCAACCAATACCGAGGGCGAAATCAACGCAGGGTTAGATATTATCAATGCTCTATCGAAATTCTTTCAGGTATCGGCTCCAATATTCTGCGATAGGGCAGAGAGTGTGAACTTATACATTCCCACAGGTTCGCAGATGGTTTTCCTGAAGGTGACAAAAGAAAAGGTTTTAACCATTCAATAACCTATTAATCAATCAATTATTTAATGTCTAACAATCAAAATTCCGCAACAATGGAGAAAAACAACGAGATTTCAATTATTGATCAGGCTAAAAAGAAGTTCGAAATAGCCTGTAAGGATGCCGAGACCCTTCAAATCGTTAACAATTTTGGCGCTGCCTTCACCGCTGTAAGCGTGGTGAAAATGTTACGAGAGGCGTTAACCGACGAGGTTATGAAGGAGGTATTCATGCCCCTGATGAACACTAAAATTGGGTTCTTAACCGACCGCAATGGAAGACCTAACAAGCAAGGACAAATAGCGCCATTATACGCTATATCAATTGTACGCGATGCCATTATCGACGCGGTGGCCATTGGGCTAATGCCAACAGGCAACCAGATGAACATTATTGCCGAGCGTATGTACCCAACCAAAGAGGGCTACACTTACCTGTTGAAAAAACTGGGGGTCAAGTACTTTCTTAACATCGGCTTCGACAATGGACAGAATGCTGGATTTGCCGAGATTCCAGTAAAAATAACCTACGACCATAACGGGGAAAAGAATGGGTTCACCATTATGGCCACTGTAAAAAAGGATAGTTACAGTTCGCACGATCAGCTGAGGGGTAAGGCTGAAAGAAGGGCTAAAAAAGCTCTATACGAGTACATCACTGGTTGTGATTTTGGTGATGCCGATTCCGATAGCTCTGTTACCGATGTCCCCTTCGAGGATGTAACCGACAAGGTAGCCAAGGAGAAGGCTGATAAAGCCAATAAGGACACCCTATCGATGGGAGATAAAAGTCCCGAAAAAAGTGACGGGAAGACCCCTGAAAATAGTCAATCGCAAGGACAACCAGAACAAAAAGTTCATCCAGATGCACAAGCAAGGCCAGTACAAGGTACAATGGAGATGCCACAAGGCGAGCGCAAACGTAATTTCTAATGGAATTACAGGTATTAGGATCAAGCAGCCGTGGCAACGCATACGTTCTTCAAAACGAGATCGAGGCGCTGGTGATAGAGTGCGGGGTGTCGATTCTTGAGGTGAAAAAGGCGGTAGATTTCAATGTGTCAAAAATCGTGGGGGCTTTATGCTCCCACGAACACGGCGATCACGCCAAATACACTCAGCTGTTTTTGTACAACAGGATCAACGTTTGGATGTCTGCCGGTACCATGAATGCAATTAAACCAAAGGGTAATTTTCATCCGCTGCTTTTAGAATCGGGCAACAAGGTTAACATTGGCAACTTCACGGTACTTCCTTTCGAGGTTAAGCACGACGCAGCCGAACCCCTTGGTTTCCTGATCAATCACCCAGAAACGGGTAATGTACTGTTCATAACCGACAGTTACTACTCTCCCTACCGATTTGAGGGGTTGAATAACATCCTGATCGAGTGCAACTACAGCACCGAGATACTGCAGAAGAATATCGAAGCAGGGAAAATTCCCCTTGCTGTACGCAACAGAACCCTACAGAGCCATATGAGCCTTGAAACGTGCATTGAAACCCTTGAGGCAAACGATTTGAAAGCCGTGAACAATATTGTGCTCATTCACTTGAGCGACGGCAACAGTAATGCCGGAGAGTTTAAAAGAGAAGTTCACAGGGTAACAGGCAAAAGCGTTCATGTGGCCGATAAAGGCCTGAAAATTAACTTTAATAAAACCCCATTTTAAAATGGAAACATTTGACGTGAATAAGGCAATTAAGTCTCAATAAGATCTTCAGAAGGCAAATGGATATCCAGAATTCGCCCCTAAAAGCGGTGTTTGCTGGAATTGCAAACGGAATATCTACGAACAAATTGACCGAGGGAAATACAAAACAGGTATTTCTGTTGAAAAAGCAGAAAAAGAGTTGGTAACAGGCTGCCCACACTGCCATAGATCATATTGCGATTAATCACTAATAACAAAATTCAATTATGCAAAGAGAATTAGCTAAAGATGTTCAAATAGGTGAACAGCGTATTGCCTTCCTGTCCGATAACTGCGATGCCATAGAGGAAAAAGGGTATATGAAACGCTTTACCCCCGATCAGCTAACCCAGATGAAGGAGGAGTTATCAGAAACAGCCATAAAAATTAACGATATAGAAGAGAAAAAGAAGGAGGTTATGGCTGAATTCAAGGATAAGTTAGAGCCACTGAACAAGGAGAAACATAGGATTCTTGTTGGTCTTAAAAATAAGTCGGAGCACGTTGTAGAGCGATGTTTCAAATTCATCGACCCAAAAACCCGTGAGGTGGGGTACTACAACGAAGAGGGCGAACTAGTTGAAAGCCGTCCAGCCTATGCCGACGAGTTTCAGGGCACTATATTCCAAATGAAACGCACAGGCACCGACGAGTAGTCTTGTTCTGTAAGTAAATTATCACTATCCGCAATTATTTATCATTAACAACAAAAAATTATCATTTATGCAAAACGAGAAAATTGTTATCAACCTCGCCCCAGGGATGGAGAGAGCCGAGGTAATTATCAGGGAGGTTGACACTGCTAATGAGTTAGCAATTAAGCCCCCGGTTAAAACAAACATCAACGGAACGCTAGGTGCACCCCTTGAGTTTCTAAAAAAGAGGCGTGATCAGGAGGACCAAATTAACCAGAAGCGTTGCCACATACTTGTGAACAGGGAGGCTATTGCCATTGATTTGATCCTTAACGAGAACGACGAGTACGAAAAGGGCAAGGTTGTGGGAAAATTAGAGGAACACCCAAGGTTTGCAGAGTTCGGCATTAACACTGGTAAGGTTTGGACACCAACAGAGTTGGGGTTATTCTTCAAAATGAACAGGGTGTTTTTTGCAACCCCTGAGGATAACATGAAACTGGTAACCTCGCTGTTAAATTTCACCGCCAGCATCAACAATAAGATCGAAAGATCAGTGAACGAGGGTGGAGGAAAGACCGATAATTTCGAGCAGGTGGTTAACTCTAACCTTCCCAAAGTATTCTCTCTGGTGATCCCCATTTTTAAGGGCTCAAAACCCGAGATTATTGAGGTAGAAACCTTCGCCAAGATCGACGGTAGGCAGGTAGCCTTTGCCTTAATATCCCCTGGGGCGCAGGCCACCATGGAAGATGTTCGAGACAAGGCTATTGACGAGCAGCTACAGCAAATTAGAGCCATTTGCCCTGATATAGCCATTATTGAAGTATAGCAAATTTGCCCCCGGCCAAGTGTCGGGGGCTTAATTCCGCATCAACTATGAAAGATCCAGCCGTTCTATTTTACACGAGCGACTTTCTGAGTGGGGTAACATTTCTCACGATGGAACAGAGAGGTCAGTATATCACGCTCTTATGCGAACAACATCAACACGGAGCCATCCCAGAAAATCATATGATTAACATATGTGGAACACTTGATTCACCTGTGATAAAAAAGTTTGTCCGCGATGAGGGGGGGGGGTATTATAACGAGAGAATGCGCGAAGAGTCAATAAAACGTAAAAACTACTGTGAATCAAGGAAAAAGAATAAAGCAGCAGGAAAAAAAACAGAAACACATGATACAACATATGAAACAACATATGATAAACATATGGGAAATGAAAATAGAAATGAAAATGATAATATAAATAGTATTAAGAATACCCTCGAAATTTCTAAAAAAATTAATGAGTGGGCCAAAGGTTTCTTTCACGAAAAGTACATTACAGAAAATTCCCTCGACCTCTTTGATAAGTTGATCCGAATAGATGGTTATAAAGAGGATCAAATCAAATCAGCAGTTCAGTGGGCTCGTTGTGATGATTTTTGGTCTACAAACTTCCTTTCACCTCTCAAACTTCGCAATAAGGACAAAAATGGCGTTAAATACATTGATATTTTTTTGGCTAAAACCTTAAATAAAAATGGAAACAAATCAATTAGCAAAAAAGCAGGAGCAACATGGGAAGATCTTGCTGAAATCGTCTCCACAGATTTTCACCAAGGAAAATAACGAAACATATATGAGTGTATACCTTGGATGCCTAATGCAAGAGACTTTTGCACGGAATGTGGCAAAAATAAAAATGGCTTTTCCAGAATTGGATCGTGACTTTTACAGCATACTAAAAAGTCGAATAATTGATAAGGGGTTTTCCGATCAACGGTTGAACGATGCAGTAAATCATGTTATTGACACTTGCCAATACCCTACCCCTACGCTTGCCAATATATTGAGTTTTGATAAACGGGTCAAGATTCTTTCTTACCATGATTTGTGCACTCTAGTTGGGAAAAATGAAGCCAGTTGGGGTAATTATGCAAAGGTTATGATAACAGGCAAGCTATTTTATGTTCGCAAGGACGAAAAAGAGATGTTTAATATACCTAACGAATTTTAGTTATGAGAGTTTACATTTCAGGACAAATAACGGGGTTAGAACTCCAAGAGGCACAAGAGCGTTTCGAAGGGGCAGAAACTCTGCTCGAAAACATAGGGCTAAACCCAATTAACCCCTTAAAAAACGGGTTGCCATTCAATACCTCTTGGGAGGAACATCTGGTAAAGGACATCGAATTGCTTATGGGGTGCAATGCCATTATGCTTCTGGGCAATTGGAAAAATTCCAAGGGGGCTCGGATTGAAAAATTCGTGGCCGAAGAACTAGGGTTGGTTGTGCTACATGAGGACATTCTTAACGAAATGCAACTGGTAGACAGGTTAAAAGAAGCCATAACAGAGGTTACGGGAATACCTTATGAGCAATACACCAAAGTAAGCCGATCTCGCGAATGGTTTTACTGTAGGCTAATATTTACCCACCATTGCCTTCTTAAAGATAGAATGACCCCTGACGAGGTGGCTGGGCTGATTAATCGCAGTAATCAGGATGCCCGAAGATACCGAGGCATGTACTATCAGGAGTATAATTACAACAAGGCGTTCAGGGTTTGGGCGAAGGGTGTAGAGGACCGGTTGAGTAAAGCATGTAATACTTTCACAAAAACACTCCAGCATGAGTCAGAATAAGTTTGAAGAATTTCTTGACAAAGAGGTTGTTTTCACCCTAAATGGTTATCAATATTTTCAAACCAACATCAGAACTATAGTGGTATCAATACTTCTTTCCAAACTTCTCTTATTGGTAATTATTAAGTTAATCAGGCTAATAATATTAACAACAACCCATTAATATGAGCAAAGATGAAAAAATGGTGACTTTTATCTGTAATGATGGAAGCCCTCTCAAACATTACAAGCTACAAAGGAATATACCCTGCCTATGTGGCAGCGGGAAAAAAGCAAAGAAATGCTGTGGTACCGAAACAAATTACATTTTGACAGAGGATGCGCTTCAAAAAAGGATTGAAGAGGAGGAAAGAAAAAAAGCGGAGCAAAATAAAAGAAGCCTCGACGAATTACTCCAAGATTAATCATACTAAAATGACTAAATACGATTATATCATTGGGATAGACCCTGACTGCGAGAAATCGGGAGTTGCTGTACTATCCACCAATTACACCAGGAGAATTGAGTTATACTCCATGCCCTTTCCTGCCCTACTCGACTACCTAAAGGAGCGAAAAGATTTTAAGGTGCAATTTAGCCACCTGATCGTAGTTGAAGCCGGTTGGTTAAACGAATCAAATTGGCATGTGGCCAGAAGAGACTCACCCGCCATGGCAGCAGCCAAGGGTAATGCCGTAGGCCGAAATCATGAAACGGGAAGAAAAATTGTGGAGATGTGTAAGCACTACGGGTTAAACTATATAGAGCAGCGACCTCTTCGGAAGTGTTGGAGTGGTAAGGATGGGAAGATAACCCACGCCGAGGTGTCACAATTCATAGTAGGATTTCCCAGTAAGTCTAATCAGGAGACCCGCGATGCAGCCCTTTTGGCTTGGAACTGGGCGGGCTTTCCCATTCGCCTTAAAGTAAAACAACTATAATATCAATTAAAAACCGCAACGTTATGAGCACAATGTTAAACCATTTTGAAGTGAACGGCAAACCAGCCGTTAAAATCTTCGCAAGGGCATTGGTTAACAAGCCCGAAAACAACGCCATCCTGTTCGATTGTGAGGGCGATAAAACTTGGCTGCCCAAGAGCTGCGTCAAGATAATCGACAGCGAAACCATCCTGTTACAGGAGTGGATGTACAAGCAGAAATTTGAAACCAAGTAACCATGAAAGCAATCACGATAAAACAACCCTGGGCTTCACTAATTGTTGCCGGGGTTAAGGATATTGAGAACCGAACTTGGCCAACCAATTTCCGAGGGCGAGTTTTGATACATGCAGGAAGAGCCAAGCAACAGCCATTTTCAAAAATATTAACACCAGAGCAGATATATGAAGCGGATGGGAAACTTAATTACAAGCAATCATTTGATACGTTATTTCCAAAAGGTTCTATTATTGGCTCTGTAGAAATAGTTAACTGCGTAATCAATCATCCTAGCATTTGGGCAGAGAAAACACAAACCATCCCAATAAAGGAAAATTATGTTACTTGTCCTAAAGGGGTGAGGCCTACATACAACTGGGTACTTGCCAACCCCATCAGGTTTGATGAGCCTATACTGAACATTAAAGGCAAACTATCATTCTGGAATTTCGAATTGTAAAATAGAATTATTGAACCAATCAGCAAGGTATGAAAGCAAAAGAATTTAAAGAGGTTAACCTTCGCATTGCCGAGGGGCAACCCCAGTACGAAACCCTTCCTGTTTTTCTTGACAAGCAGGATACTACCTTCCCTGTCACCATGTGCTTCGAACTTAACGAGGCCGAGCGCAAACAGGTGGAAGAAACAGGAGAGATATGGTTAACCGTTTTAACCTTCGGCAACCCATTTCACCCAATAGCCATGTCATGCTTAAAACCAGATAAAATTAAAAACAATGAGTAGATTTAACGGCAAGGCTATATATCAGCCCAAGGGCAAAGCAGCCGAGTACAGCGAGTGGGCCTGTAATTTTTATGTTGGATGCTCAAACGGGTGCGAATATTGCTATTGTAAGAAAGGAATCCTGTCCGGTACAATGGGGGGAGAAAACCCAACCCTGAAGAAATGCTTTAAAGACGAAGAACACGCCTTGGAAATATTCAATAGGGAACTCAAAGCGAATTTGGACGATCTAAGGGTAAATGGGCTTTTCTTTAGTTTCACCACGGATCCCATGTTAGTGGAAACAATAAAACTTACGGCGCTAGCAACAAAGGAGTGTATAAAGTTGAATATTCCCGTTAAAATTCTTACCAAATCGGTAAAGTTCATCCATTACGAAAACTGGTTTTTCGACTACCTACCACCTATATCTTCTCATATCCAGTCCCTCATCGCCTTTGGCTTCACCCTCACGGGCCACGACGAACTTGAAAAAGGAGCATCAACCAACGCAGAGCGCATAGAGGCCATGCGGAAGCTACACGAAGCAGGGTTCAAAAACTTCGCCAGCATCGAACCCATTATCAACTTTGCCGACAGCCTATCGATGATCGAACAGGCTGCGCCATACTGTAACCTGTTTAAAATTGGCTTAAAGTCGGGTGAAAAGCATCACTTTGAGCTAATTCGTGCCTTTATGGAGGAGGTACTCGAGATCATTCCCGCCACCAATATTTACTTTAAGGATACACTGCTTAATCAGGCAGGTGTTGCAAGGGATTCTTTTTCATTACCCGAAAACTGTGTAGACAAGTACTTCAACATGTTTAACTAAAATGATTCAGTTATGAAACCATTACTTTTAAATTTGCTCTCAAGCAAGGAATTATGGCTAGCTATTGCCATTATAACCACTTTCATGTTAATATTTCTTCAGGGCTGGGTTGTTTACCTCAAAGGGAGAGCAAGGGCAAATAAAACCATGGGAGACAACTTTATACTCACCTTTGAGATTGACAACGGGTTAAAATTTCCTTACCACCCCCTCTCCTTTCACGCACACGATCAGTTTATGAACGCTTTAAAAAACAGGCTGACGCGCATTACTCTGTTGAAAGATACCCAAGTGATCAGGAATTACCAACCAGAGGAGTATTTTCAGGCTAAAGATGAGGTGAAAAGGTTGGCGAGATTGATGTAGTATAAATACTTTATATCTTTTTGCCTAAAGACGTATCACGGTGATACGTCTTTTTATATATTTGGTAATTAACAACAAAAGCAAAAGCATGAAACCCCGCATCACAAACGAAAGCATAGACAATTTACTACCCGATAACCTGAACGCCAACAAGGGCACGGAGTACGGCACGCACCTTATTGAGAAATCATTCAGAGAACTTGGGGCTGGTCGGTCAATACTGCTCGACAAAAACAATCGAATAATAGCAGGAAACAAGTCAACGGAGACGGCTGTGGCCATAGGCTTGAAGAATGTTATTATTATTGAAACCGACGGAACCCAATTGGTGGCTGTAAAAAGAACAGACATTGATATAGACTCAAAACAGGGCAGAGAGTTGGCACTGGCCGACAATGCAACCTCAAAGGCAAATCTCCAGTGGGAGCCAACAGCCATTGCCAAGATACAGGAGGATTGGGATGTTGACCCAGAGGAATGGGGAATATTTATTCCCGAAGAGGATCAAGATGCTAAATCCAACCCCGAGTCAAGCATGGGGTCAACCTCAAGTTTGGTCATTCATTGTGACGAACCGGGGCAATTATTGGCCCTACATGGTGAGTTGATGGATAGAGGGTTTAAGTGCGAGATGAAGCAATAACCTGAATAATAAATTATTACAAGAATCAGGGTAATAAATGTAAGATATTGAGCCTAAAAGGAGTAGCGTTATGAGATACAGCAAAAAAGTAGTTAATGCAATCACCGACCTGTTAAGTTCAGACAATTACACAATAAGTGAGGTGTGCCAACAGGTTGGCATTAACCCCAAAACCTACTACGATTGGCTAAAAAACAAGCCCGAATTTGCTGAAGTTATTGATCAGGCGATAGATGATAGGATGAAACTCTTTGCCAAGGAGGCAAAAAGATCATTAATGAAAAAACTTACTGGTTATACAATTCAGGAGAAGCACACAACATACGTCGAGGCGGGGAAGAATGAGGAAAGGAAGCCAAAGATTAAGGAGCAGAAGATCGTTGATAAGCACTTCCAGCCAGACACTGCAGCCATAATCTTCACCCTAACCAATGCCGAACCCGAGAATTGGAAGAATAAGTATAACGGGGAGTTGACAGGGAAAGATGGTAAGGACCTATTCTCTGCCTTAACCGATGAGGAGTTGGATAAGCGCATAGGTGAACTTGAGCGAAAGTTGGGCAAAAATGAACAAGAGTGAGAAGGTTGCCTACATAGAAGCTCTTCATGAGCGATTAATTAGAGAAAGCAGAAACAGCCTGCTCACTTACACAAGGGCTACTATGCCCTCATTTGTTCCAGCACCGTTTCACACAAGGTATTACAACGTTCTTAACAAGTTTGCAGAAGGGGAGATCAAAAAGCTGATGGTGTTCATGCCACCCCAGCACGGAAAGTCAGAGGGTTCTACCAGAAGGCTTCCTTCTTTTGTGTTAGGGAAAAATCCTGATAAGAAGGTTGCAGTGGTGTCTTACTCTGCCCCAAAGGCCCGAAAGTTCAACAGGGAGATTCAAAGGATAATTGATACCCCTGAATATGCCGAAATATTTCCCAACACAAAGCTTAACTCTTCCAATGTAACAACGGTTGCGGGATCGTGGTTAAGAAATGCCGATGAGTGCGAGATTGTTGGATATAGAGGAGGGTTTAAGACTGTAGGTGTTGGAGGTCCATTGACGGGCGAACCCGTTGATATGCTGATTATGGATGATATCTACAAGGATGCCAAAACAGCATGGTCGCCAACGGTGAGAGAATCGGTTGAGGACTGGTATGACACTGTTGCAGAAACAAGGCTTCACAACGATAGCCAGCAATTGATAGTATTTACCCGTTGGCATCAGAATGACCTTGCAGGCCGATTGCTTGAGCAGCAGGGAATTTACGACCCAGTTACAAACCCTAACGGTTGGGTGGTTATTATTTACCAAGCCATAAAGGTGGGTAAGCCGAATGAGTACGATCCAAGGGAAGAGGGCGAGCCTTTGTGGCCAGAGCGACACAACCTTGAGAAGTTGGATGCAGTGAGGGTAAGGAATAGCCATGTATTCGAAAGTTTATACCAGCAAGACCCTAAACCATTGCAAGGTTTGATGTATGAGCAGGGGTTCCGAGAGTACGATATTATTCCGTTTAGCGCCAAGGCAGTTAGGAAGAATTATACAGATACAGCAGATACTGGGGAGGATTTCCTTTGCTCGATTTGCTATGTGGAGACTGAGGATGCTAACTATGTGACCGATATCCTCTACACACAAAAACCGATGGAGTACACCGAGCCAAAAACGGCAGAAATGCTTACCAAGAATCAAACGCAGGTGGCCATCATCGAGAGCAATAATGGAGGGCGAGGGTTTGCAAGAAATGTTGAGAAGCAGACCAGAGTGCTTAAAAATAATAAGACCCGATTCAAGTGGTTCCACCAGAAGGACAATAAGGTGGTAAGGATATTTAGTAAGTCTGCCGATGCACAGAATCTTGTCTATTTCCCAAGGGGTTGGGATAAAATGTGGCCCGCTTTCTTCACAGCAATTACAAGTTATATGAAAGTGGGAAAGAATTCACACGATGATGCGCCCGACTGTATCACAGGAACAGTTGAGTGGAGAGGCAAAGGTAAATCGGGGGCAAAGGATTTAACAGGAGTTTTTTAATTACTAAACATATAGGTTATGAGTGAGATTGACGAAATTATAGCAGGGAAAGGCGAGGAATTGCCAACCCCTAACATTGTTGTAGAAAAGTTGAAAAAGGGCAGGATTTACGGTGCTCCCGACAGTGCCAAAACCACCAAACAACTCGACCCTTTACAGCACGATGTATTCGATAAAATCAAGAGGCCAGACAAAAAGGTAAAGATTGATCCAGACGACCCCGACTTTCAACCATCAGAGAACACGGTGAGTGTTATGGATGGAACGGAGGCAACTGGGTATCGAATGCAGGCAGTAGAAAGGGTGGCATTGGCACTTCAAAAGCTTATAGTGAAGAGGGCTGTTGCATTCACCTTTGGCAACCCAGTTGAGCTGAATGCAGATGCAGAGGGAGAGTTACAGAAGGCTGTTGTTAAGGCAATAAAGAGGGTCATGTACGACTGCAAGAGCAAATCGCTCAACCGTAAGGTGGCCCGTAATCTGTTTAGTTGCCAAGAGGTGGCCGAAGTATGGTATCCTGTTGAAAAGTCGAACAAAACCTATGGCTTTAATAGTAAGCACAAATTACGCTGCGCAATATTTTCTCCGTTATTTGGTGATAACCTCTACCCTTACTTCGACGATAATGGTGATATGATAGCCTTTTCAAGAGAATTTGTGGTAACGGTTAACGGAGTTGAGAAAAGATATTTTGAAACCTATACATCCGATTTTCAATACCTATGGGTACAAGAGTCAACAGGGTATAAACTTGTTGAAGGGTATCCCAAAAAGATTGAAATTGGTAAAATTCCAGTTGTATATGGTTATCAACCACAGGTAGAGTGGGATGATGTGCAAGTGTTGATCGATAGGCTGGAGAAACTGTTATCGAACTTTGCCGACACCAACGATTACCACGCTGCTCCCAAAATATTCATACGTGGTGAAATAAAGGGGTTTTCAAAGAAGGGTGAAAGCGGGGCTATTATTGAGGGTGAAGAGGGATCGGAAGCCAACTACTTGAGCTGGGCGCAAGCCCCAGAGGCTGTTAAGCTGGAAATTGACACCCTGCTACGAATGATTTACACGATCACGCAAACTCCTGATATCAGCTTCGAATCTGTAAAAGGGATAGGTGCTATCTCTGGAATTGCCCTAAAGCTGTTGTTCCTCGACGCACACCTAAAGGTTACCGATCATCAGGAGGTTTTAGACGAGTACCTACAGCGTCGCATCAACATAGTGAAGGCATACATAGGCAAATTTAACAACAAACTGGCAAGCGCAGCAGAGGATCTGTTTATTGAGCCAGAGATCATCCCTTACATGATTGTGGATGAAGCTGCCGAGATAAAGATATGGCAAGATGCGAATGGCGGGAACCCAGTTATTTCTCAAAAAGCCTCTTTCCAAAAAGCAGGGTTAACTAACAACCCAGAGGAGGATTATGAGCAGTACAAGACCGAAGAATCTAATCGGAGCTCATTCAACGTATTCGAACCTACACCGGCATGAAGGAAAGACGGTACAATATAAACAACACGGTTTTCCACATTACCCCCGAGAGTCCTAAAGGGGTGGTTATTAATGCTCGTTTTGATCTACTCACAGGAAAGTGGGAATACTTGGTAACGTTCGGACTAGATATAGAAGAGCGATGGTATAATGAGCACGAATTATCAGAGCATAAAATTTACGAGTAATGGCCAAGAGAAGAGTTAAAAAAGATAATGTAGAGCTGGTCGATTGCCTCAAGTGTATTTCAGGAAGTGGAATTTCAAGCAATCATCTTACCGATTGCAGCCACCCAGTTCGCAATCCCAAGGGCGTTAAAGTTGGATCGTGGCTAAAGGAGTGTAGTTACTATACGGAGAGAAAATAATGGCTAAAAAGAGCTTTAAAACGGGTTTTTCTATTCAAGGCTTCGATGCTGCTCACTACAGGCAGACACAGGAGTACTTAACGGCCATTGATGCCATATATCAGCAGGCAATTAATGACTTTGCCATGCTTGGTGATAGAATTACTATTGACCCAAATAATCCGTTTAGCCTTTCCGACTACCCCAGCGCCAACGCCAAGGCACAACAAATAGTTAACAACCTAGCCACACGAATGCAGGCTGTTGTGATCAATGGCAGCAAACGAGAATGGCTCTATGCCTGTAAGAAGAATGACGAGTTTCTGAACCACATCCTGAACACATCCAAAATATCAAAAAAACTACTACAGAAGTATCAGGACAGAAACCTTGATGCCCTTGATGCTTTCCAAAAGCGTAAGGTCGATGGTCTTGATCTGTCGAAAAGGATATGGCGGTATGCCGATCAGTTCAAAACTCAAATGGAACTGGGTTTAGATATTGGGCTTGGTGAGGGTAAATCAGCACAGGTTTTATCGAAGGAGTTGAGGGGGTACTTGGTCGATCCAGATAAACTATTCAGGAGGGTTAGGGATAAACACGGTAATCTTGTGCTTTCGAAAAACGCCAAGGCCTTCAACCCTGGGCAAGGGAAGTATCGTAGCAGCTATAAGAATGCGATGAGGTTAACCCGCTCCGAAATTAATATGGCCTACCGGGAGGCCGATCACCTTCGTTGGCAGAAGTTGGACTTTGTGGTGGGATTCGAGGTGAAAGTTTCGAACAAGCATGAGTCCTTCCTTGTGGAATGGGAGAAAAGCAACCCCGGTAAGGTGGAGATATGCGACCAGCTAAAAGGCAGGTATCCAAAAACGTTTATTTTTAAAGGCTGGCACCCGCAATGCATGTGCTATGCCGTTCCGATCCTGATGGATGCCGACGAGTACAATACTGACGAGTTGAACGAGTTAAGGGCTGCTGTTCGTGGGGAGGAGTATAAGAAGTTCACCTCTCGCAATACGGTTACCGAAATGCCCAGAGGTTTTAATGATTGGGTATTGAGCAATGCAGAACGCTCGCAGGGGTGGAAATCGCAGCCCTACTTTGTGCGCGATAATTTCAAAGGGGGTGTACTTGTGGGTGGTTTTGTAAAACCAATGAAAATCGCCCCGCCCGTTTCGGTCAGCAGCAATCAACCAAAAGAGGATATTCAAGTCTCGGCAATGATGCCAAACCAATTTACGCCCAAAAGCGAATACCTGTTAGGAGAAAACTATTCATTTGACAAGAAATTTTTCAACCTTCTTGATCCAAATAAACCGATAAGATTAACCATATCCCCAAAAGGGGAAGGTGCATACTTTAGTGTGGGTAGAGTGCATTTGAGTAATTCGAAACGAAACGAAAACTCTGCTTGGCACAAAAAGGCTGTCGTTTATCACGAATACGGACACGCTATTGATTGGCAACGAGGGTTAAAACTCTCCCCTGATCTCGCCAATTTAAGAGCAAAGCAAATCACCTGGTTAAGACAAAAGGATACCTTCACTGTATGGAATAGGCAGTACGATTATGCTACGAGTAAATACGTTAACGCAAAACTGACAACAAAGATGTCTCGGGTTGCATACATCGATCATAAGCTAAAGGATTTGTCCTCAAAAATTTACCACATGAAGGCAGAAACGTTCACTAAAATGGGGATAACCAAATGGGATGTACTAGAGCAAATAGGTTCGACAAGAGACACGATTAAATCATTGGTAGTTAGTTATGGCGATGGGCACACAACTAGGTATTTCAAAACCGTTGGAATGAAGGAGGCAGAATATTTGGCACATGCTTTTGAAAACGCTTTCTTGGGTAACGTAGTTTTCAAAAAATACATGCCCAGCATTTACGAAGAAATGATAGAATTCATTAGGACCTTAAAATAACGACTCTACTCAATAAACAAAAAACCATCGGGTATTTGTCCTACCTTTTCCAGACTAGACACATCAACAGAATCTAATTCAGGATAAATGGCAACAAATCGTTTTCCCTGTTTAACCACCCTTTCAAGTAGACTAAGGGCCTCTTGCCAATCTTCCACCGCATAGGGAAGCAAGGCAACTACCCCAGAGTACTCCTTATCAGGATGATCGGTTGTGAAATAGGTAAACAGGTCTTCACCTTTAAGGTTCTTGTAGTTTATAGTTTCCATTATCTTAAATTATGTGTTTAGTTATACGATTATTTGCTGTTTAGGTTTGGTTACATCGGAAGTGGCACCCTGCCCAATATTCTATTGCTAACGTGTGTATAAACCTCTGTTGTACGACTGCTGGCGTGTCCAGCAATCTTTTGAATAATCCTCAAATCGGTTCCAGATTCCAATAGCGAAGTGAAACATGAGTGCCTAAGGCTGTGAAAATGGTACTTGTCTCCAAGGTATTTTTTTACTATCTGGTTGCAACTGGTGGCAGAGTAACGATCTGAAAACTGTCCGTTAAAAAGAAAACCTTTGGGCTTGTAGGCCTTGTAGTACTCCCTTAAGGTGGTGAGTAGGTTTGGCGAGAGGGGCACAATCCTATCCTTTCTTCCTTTCCCCTGCTTAATGGTTATTAGCATTCTTTCAGAGTCGATGTCCTCTATCTTAAGGTTTATAACCTCACTAACCCGAAGCCCAACCGAGAACGCCAACATTAGAATGGATTTGTGCTTTAAATTGGGTATAGCATTAATTCGTTCAACCAGAAAAGCAGAATCGATCACTTGCGGTAACCTTTTTTCACGCCTTGGGCGGGTAAAATCCACCTTATCATATTTCCGATTGAGCACCTTTTCATAAAGGAACCTGATCGCGTTAATAATCTGATTTTGTTGTGAAATGGAAGTAAAATTAAACCCATTTAGGTAGCCCTGAAAATCAGATGATGTAAGGTGCTGTGGATACTTCCCCACTGTTTGAAGGAACTTACTAGCGTAATGGCTGTAAACCCCAATAGTCCTCTTTGAGTAGTTGAGGTATTTAAGCTTTTGTTCGTAAATTCTTAAAATAGAATCATACATAATCTTGTGGATTAGTTAGATATGGGCTTAAAGTGCTATATAATCGTTACCGCTAAGCTTAAAAAGACACGACAAATTGCGATAACTCGATTGATAAATTATTTTCGTCGTATTGCTCAATTTCGACAACAATAGGCTGCTCTTGTAATTCGTTTAGGAAATTACATAGCCGAACGACTTGAAAAAAGTCAAAGGTGTATTTTGAATTGTGAAAAGCTCCCTCTAAAACGTGTATTGTTAATTTTAAATCATCAGTAAAGACAATTTCTCGATTAGCATACACATACTCAAAGCAATTAATTTTTAACTCCATCGCTTTCATAATTGCTTTTAGAAAGCATTTTGTTGATACGATAAATTTCATAATTGTATGATTAAAAGGTTAATAATAAAAGCCAAGCGGTAACAAGGGGTAAAAACCACAGGGGCTTCTCGGCTGATAGGAGAGTGTTTCGGGAACTCCTCCCCTGCGTTCTTACCCCCAGCCGTTAGCGAGATGCTAAGAACCGACCGCAACGACATCGAGTATTTCAATAACTCTTTTAGCCAATTTGACGGTTAACTCAAATTCATCCTTATAACGCTCACTTTCTTCATCCCATGAGTTGTAAAGCAGCCAATATGCTCTATATCCTGTTTGGTCATCAATCTTTCCGTCTTCCATATCTTCAATAATGTATTGAAGATTTTGGTCGTTTGGGAGAATTGAAATGTTTAATTCTTTATCGCAAATTTCACAAGTCAAAAAATTATCAGATTCATATCCACCACCATGATTATAAGTGCTACTGAATTTTGAAACACCTAATTGTTTTAACTCATACCGCTTGGCTTTCTTAATTTCGGTATCGGTGTATTTGCTTTTTACTTGTTCGCCATTAAACTTGCCAGTTTCTTCAACCTCTTTGAATTTGGCTAATACTTTTTGCCTTTCTTCTTTGAGAGATTTACGAGCATTTTTGACAGCTTTTTCAATGCAATTTTCACAATAATCACCTTCAACATCGTGGCCATCTTGTGTAACCCAATGAACATCACTCAATGATGTGTAATACCTTTGCTCTAATGGCTCTAAAAGCTCTTTGGCTTTGTCTTTTAAATCTTGAAATTCCATAATTATTTATTGTTTAAAAGATTAATAATAACAATCGATACAAAGTATCATCTTCCTGACATCAGGAAGACGATACTAAATACTACTTTTAAAAAGGTTTGGGGTAGCGTATTCCTTTTCATAGTTCATGAAAATTACTTCCTGAACTTCGCCAGATCTGATGTTGTTTTTTTTGATTGGAAATTTTACTTTTCTCCAATCTTTATACAACTCATTCATAAGGGAGCAGTCGTAACCACTAACCATGGCTTTGCCTTTAATGGCATTAAGTTTACTGGCCAGTTCATAATGGTTTTGATCGGAAAACTCATACTTATAATCGTTAAAACTTGCTCTGCTTCGTTTACTATAAGGCGGATCGCAATAAAAAAAGGCATCAACAAAGTCTATTTTATCTATACATGTGGCATAATCGAAGGGGGTAATCTGAAAATTAGATCTGATAACGTTAGCAACGGTGTAGAGTTTTGAAATAGAGTTATTCCATTTGCTAACAGTTTCCCCTCCCTTGGCGTTCACTTTAGTTTTAGCCATATGCCAACCCTTGTTTTTACGTTGTGCGCCAAGGCCAAAAAACGATTGGCGCACTCTTACATAAAACCGACGGGCTTGCTCGATATTATTGTTGGAGTTTTCCCAACAACTGTTATATTCTGCCTCGGAACATGGTGTGAGCAGTAATAGCCTTATTAATTCAGCCTCGTGATCTCTTAAAACTTGGAAAAAGTTTGTGATGTCATTATTAAGTTCATTGGCAGTTTTAATTACATTCCCTTTATAATTGAGAGATACCACAAAACTACCCCCAAACAAATCAATTAGGTGTTTGAAGTTACTCGGGAATTCACTGTACAAGTAATCTAACCAAGTAAACTTACCGCCAAAATAGTTAAAGGCTATTATCTTACTTTTATTGCCTGACATAAATTTATGTATTACTGTGATACAAATATATAACATTTACTGAATATATGTTCTATTTACATCTAATAATTTTACAACATTATTCCTGTTCCCTCTCTTACGGTAAAGAGGGCCGACATTAATGGTGCACACTTTGTTTCTATATGGCTTACCCGGTTCAAGCTTCACCTGATACAATCGATTTTGGGTTACCCCTACGTCCTGTGGGGTGAACAAGTAAAATATGGCTGCAATTGATCCGAAGTAAAAATCTGCTCCAGAGTCTTTAAAGTGTACGTGAACACACTTGTCACGCTTGTAGGTATTTGTCATCAGGCTACTTTTAATTTGGTTTCTATTATTTTTCTGCTTAAAGATTCGACCATTCTTCTTGGAACAATGCATGGTACAGCGTTCCCAATGGATTTCTTTTGATCATTCTGATTCCCCTTGAGAACATAGGATTCAGGAAATCCTGTAATTAGTTTCAACTCCTTCACCCGAAGCATTCGCATTTTAATATCAATAATGCCGTAAAGAGCCATAAACTCCTTTATTTTAATCATAGCCTCGGTATCGCTCTCGTATACAGGAATGGCAATATTACCTTCTTCAACTGCAACCAAGTATAATGGTGCTTTGTCCTGTCGGGCAACGATCACACAGCATGGAGAATCTATATTTCCGTTGTGGCCACCCCAAGAGGGATTAAGGATAAAGGCTTTCATAAGGCTCGCTTTGGGAATGGTTGTGAGGGTTCCCATTGGGGAGTTTGCGTTCTGATGATTATGAGGACCAGAGTATTGTTTGTCTATCCATATTAAACTTAAACGATCTTTGGTAGTGAGGGTTGGCGAAGGTCTATCAATTGAACTATTCCCACCATTGCCATAGTACTGACTTATAAAACACTTTACTAGCGCATGACTATCCTTTGTTTTTAAAGCACCCGATGGACCATCAATGCTAATATTCTTATGCATTGGCTTCCCTGAAAAGTACTTACTAAGAAACTCTTTTTTACCATTAGCAACATATTTCACTAAACCTGCATGTATTCGCTCAAGGGTTTTGTCAGATAAATCCTTATTGCGATTAAATATACTTTCGCCTTCATCGTTTAAATCCAAAACATCCTTAACAGGTTTCCATGGTTTTAATGTATTGAATAACGTTCCACTCACATCCTTTGAGTGTGTTGTTTCAGGCCAAGTTATTGGTAGATCTTGTTTCGCAAACTGAGCAAAGTACCTTACCCTTGAAGTGTAAGCCCCAAAATCGGCAGCATTTAATAATCGCCAATTAAAATCATAGCCATAAACTTTCACTCTGTTTACCCAACGAATGTAATCCTGCCCCTCAAGCCTTGATACAGGTTTGCCATTATCATCCAGTGGCCCCCAACTCATGAACTCCCTCACATTCTCAATTTGAATGTAATCAGGATTCAACGCCTCTATATATCTAAACAAATGGTTGGCTAAAGTTCTACTGTCGGCATCCCTGGGCAACCCTCCCTTGGCATTACTAAAGTTGGTACACTCCAAACTTGCCCACAGAACCAGCTTCGCTTCAGGATTTTCTCTTTTTGCCCCATTAGCAATTGCAACAAGTTTTGAAACATCTAAGGTTTTGATGTCTTCAATAAAATGATGTGTTTCAGGGTGATTAGCCGAATGGCTAGCTATGGCAATCGGATCGTGATTTACTGCAGCGATAACTTTTGCGACTTTTGCGCCATTCAGCCTAGCGTTCTCAACGCCTGTTGTAACGCCACCTGCCCCAGCAAAGAGATCTATGTATAGTAGATTCATCATAAATTTTCATTTAAAAAGTTTTAATTGAAGTACATCCATTTTATCTCCTTTAAAACCGATTGTTTCAACCATTGTGATCAGCATTTCTCTTGCCCCTTCATCCCACACAAACATCCCTACTACAGCCTTGTCTGCATACTTTTCTTTAATCGTATCCTTGGCATATTCTCGGGCATCTCTGAGCGAGCAGAATATCTTCCCATCGTGGTCTTTGATTTTCGAATCAATGAGGAATAAAATGTAGCGGATTGAATTTCTCTCCATACTATTCACGGATATGTTCAACTATCCCATTCACATCGGGCTTACCCCATTTTCGAGCCTTGTTTATGCCAAGTTTTTCACGGGTTAATTCTAAAATATTCTCTGCATTTAAACCAAAGTGATGAGCTGAATCAAGCAAAAGCATAAAGCAGTCTGCATACTCCATTTTTGTTTTTGAAAGTTGTCTTCCAAATTCCCCGGCTCCAACACTTTCGTCAATTCCGAGCAAGTGGGTGTAATCAAGTGCCTGTATTAATTCATCAACCTCTTTTTTTAGGTGATGAACTATTGCTGGGTTTCTTTGTAACTCTCCGAAAGTATTATCTGACCATTCAGATATTTCATTCATTAATTCTTGAAGTCTCTCCATTTCTTTGATTATTAAATTCTTCAACTGAGTATATTATACTGTAAATCCACTTCCTTGAATGAAAATGTGAAAGCGAGGCTTTTTCAAACTGGGTGTGAATCATTACATGAGGCTCACCGCCAATAAAGCAGACATCCACAACTATCCCATTCTTGCCTAAACATTTGCAGGGCAATCCTATTAGCTGATGGAATATCGTAAGCTGCATATTTAAACAGTTTCAAAAAGTTCAACCCCTGTTTGCCTCGTACGTTCAGTGCCTTTGCGCTTGTTATCGGTTTTTTTTGGTAGCTGCCAACCCTTGATCTTGGCCACTCGAATATTAAACTCCATCCACACATCCTCACTCACAAACTCGAAGTGCATGGTACCCTTCTTGTAGCCTCGCACCCTAAAGAACTCATTCCATTGCACCCACTCACCCCAAGGGGTATGGTTATAATTAAAGAAACTGTAAAGACTCTTATGGCATCGTTCCTTACTGCCCCAGTTATTGGTGTATTCCATCAGCATCACCTGATCATAGCTTTTGCCAGTAATAAAGCAGAGGGCTTTAACCGTGTCATCGATAAGCGTTTCACGATGTCCAACCCTAATTTTTACATGGTTGGTTGGCCAGCGATTATCGTACTCACAAACCCAATTGCTGATGAATCTACGATTTACCTTGTAGTTACTATTGGTCTTCCATTTTTCACCAGCCTCGGAGTTGTCGGCGGATAATTCGCAGATCCTATCGAAAACCTCTACTAGAACCATATCCATTCGTCCTGAATGTGTTCCAATTATTATCTCAAGCATCCTAAATACATTGCCCATAGTAAACGGCACTTGCTGCTGCTGCTCAACAAACTTGTTAATGTCTGACATAACACCAGTTGTAACATATTTCTGCATATTCATCTTATCAAACACAGATGCCCATGCCGATTTCTGCAACTCCTTTTTGAATGATTCTCGATTAATATCCTTGGTTTGAACTCCCCTTGAAGTATAAGTTTGGTATGCTCCAAAGCCTATACCTAACCCCTTGGAAATGGGTTGAATAAGGTTGTTGATCGTTTTGTTTGCCTCCATAACTGAGTCGAACATCTTAACCGCACCAACATATCGATTCACAATCTCCCGTATTTCGTTGTGCTTCATCACCCCAGTTAAGTTGACAGGTTCGTCTTGCTCTTCATTCATATCAAACAAGTAACCATCAAACTCATCTTCACCAAACTTGGGCTTAAAAAGTCTCACAAGCCCAATTTCTATATCTGTTGACCTTTCAGCATCGGTAAATACATCTCCAAGATTTTCAATTGAGCCGTTTTGAAGAATTAGATTTTTAAGTTCAGTTCTTTTCCTTGTAAAAGAGTTGCTATACATCTGCCAGTTGCATAGGGATACTATCTGACAGCCTCCAGGGGCTATGTTCCATGCATGGTTGATATGGTCCTCTTCAGCCGAAAAAGGAGGATTCATTATGATTAGGTCAATATGGCTTACCTGCTCACTTCTAACTGTTAAAAAATCTCGGGCTATCAGCCTGCCCTTGCTTCCACAAATTCTGGCAAGATCCTCGTTGATCTCGCAGCAAAGCACCCCCTTGGCACCGAACTGCAAAGCGTAGTCGATTAATTTTCCTGAACCTGCCGAGGGTTCCAATACAACCTTGCCTATCAAATCGACCTGTGATAGCATTAAGTCGATAACGCTTTTGGGCGTTGGATAAAAGTCTCTGTTGAACATAGTATTAGTGTGATACATTAAAGATTATTTGAAAATTTTGAAAGGATATATTCACATGGATCAAATCCATCGATATTATTAATATCACCCATTAAAGCGTTCAACTTTTCGCATTCTTCAGCGGTTGGGATTTGATCCTCAGGAAGTGACCAGTCTGTATCGCATGCGTCGTCCTCAGGGTGATACGCCTCATTATTAATAATTAACTCGTCCAAAAACGCTTCTGCTTGCTCTTTAGAGCTGATTGACTCAGGTAACTTTGTTTTCATACTTAATGTGGGGTTATTCGATGGCTGAATTAATGTTGTCGATTGCTGCTTCAAGTTCACCAAATGCATCATCTAGGTAGTTAATTACTTCCTCCATTCGTTCACCTTTCTCTCCAGACTGAAATGATTCCGGCAGGTTGTCGAATGCTTCCTGCTCCTCTTCTTTCATAAGTTCCAGGGTGCATTTGGCCTGCTCGATTAATTCCGTCACTTTTTCAAGTTCTTTTCTTCTTTTCGCGTTCATAATCGTTGCGGTTTTGTGGGGGATTTTACCCCTTATTATTAGTTAATTTTAGTTGCTAGGATTCCAGATCCACAACAGTTGGATATTTTAAAGCCTTTGAACTTTCCATCGTTGTACTCTCTAATGTAGTCACGAGAGTTTCCAACTACATAAACTCCTTGATGACCTAGCGCCTTATCGGAGCTAACCAAACTAAACTCATCTTCAACATCTTCAACACAATCGGTCATTCCTGAAAACGAACTGTTAACTTTTACATAAATGTTGTCGGCATTCTTCCTTATGAAAGCCTTTACCGTTGTCATTGTTGTCTTCGCCATTTTGTTGCGGGGTTAAGTGATTAATTAATGTATTACTGTGATACAAATATATAACATTTATTGAATAGATGTGTCATGTTGTTAAATAATTTATAAAAAATCATAACTAATTGATAACTTTTGAAATTAAACTCTATCGTATCACTGTAATACTTTTAATTTTACTAATCATAAATCTGATTTAACCCAAAATTTGAACACAATGAAAGACAAAATTCTCGCACTACTCACCGCAAGGTTCGCAGGCGTGCGTAAAGATGGACTGGCGCAATTAGCAGGAGCTATATCGCTACAGGCCGATGACGAAGCAGCAGCAACAGCCCTTGTAGAAAAACTTACTCCTGAAAAGGTGAACAGCTTTGTAAAGGACTGGCGCAGCGAAGTGGACAAGGAGATATCCGACGCCAACAAGACCTATGAAACTAATCTTAGGAAGAAGTATGAAATGGTAGAGAAAAAGGATCAAGACCCCGGCAAGCAGACGGATCCAAAATCTACCGACCCGAACGACATCGCAGCGATTATAGCCACCGCCATTAAGGCTGCTGTTGAGCCTCTTCAAAAGGAAATAAGCTCTTTTAAAGGTCAAAAAATCACCGAGACAAGGCTTCAGCAAATGGAAAGTAAGTTAACCAATGTTCCCGATGCGTTCAAGTCGCAGAAGTTGAAAGATTTCAAGCGAATGAACTTTGAGAACGAGGAGACATTCGCCGAATACTTGGGTGAGGTGGAAACGGACATCATGGCACTGAATCAGGAGTTAGCCGATAAGGGGTTGTCTGGGCAAACCAAGCCGATTATGGGAGCAAAAAACAAGGATGGCGTTTCGTCAGCCGTGAACTCCTATATCGATAGTAAAACAAAGCCCGAAAGCAACCTTGGGGGCAAAGAAGTGTAATTGAAGTTTAACAAAAAAATTAAAGCAAATGCTTAAAATCGAACGAAAGAGTGATAGCCGAATCATCAAGGCTATCATACACAGGCTGGCGGATATCCCTGGCGGTGTAACAGTTTCCGTGGCGAATTTGGGCGGTGCTGCTTTGAATGAAGGAACTCCATTGTGTGCTGGCTCTGACGGCATGTACAATGTTGTTAAGACAGGCAAGGTAGTAACTGCATACAGCTCCGGTACCTCGCTGGAGATTGCCAAGGGTCACCACTTCAAAGTGGGTGACAAGATCGCTGATGAGGCTGCAACCATGCATGCCACCATCACCGCCATTGACAAGACCACCAACGCCGACAAGGACGTTGTTACCCTAGCAGGAGCATTTTCAAGCGCTCTTGCCGAAGATGCCAAACTTATCCTTGTGGCTGTTACAGCGGTTAACCACACCGGTTTGGCTTATGCCGAAGCAGCGAACAACGTAACTGCGCTAAAGGTGAAGAAAGGTCATACCATTGCTGTAGGTGACTACATCAAGGGGGCATCAATGACCGGAAAGCAGGTTACCAATATTGATCGTGGTAGCGACCTGTACGACGAGTTGACTTTAGGTGCAGCCACTGGTCAGGTTGTAGCTGCCGACGAAGCGTTAACTGTTGTTACTGCCTCTAACGGTACAACCGTTAAGAGTTTTGATGCACTCTCCAAACAGGCTCCTGCTATCGCCATTGCAGGTAGTAACTACGATGTGGTTGCAAATGACAACCTATTTGTTGATGCGTGGCTTATCGCAGTGGTTAAGGAGGCTAACGGCCCCGTTATTCCTGATGCGGTTAAGTCGCAGCTCTCTGGAATTAAGTATGTTTAACCCTTATCGCTAAAAATAGAAAGGAACATAAATTATGCAAAAGACATTAATGCAAGGGTTGAACGAGAAGGACATGCAGGCGGTAATAAATACCTACGACCTTAAGCCTTACTACTACCCTACCCTATTCCCTCTAACTGAAACTCCTTTCCTTACGTGGAAGATGTTGGAGGGGCAAGCAGGATTAAAAATCGCTGCTGACTTGGTAAGCCGTGGCGCTACCATTCCCAAAAAGACCCGCGAGGCTATTAGCCGAATTCAGGGTGATATTCCAAAAATCGCCATCAGCCGTGAGAAGTTGGAAGACGAACTCACAGAGTATGACATCATGCTGGCCATGGCGAGCCAAAATCCTGACCTACGAGCAATCGTAGAATTCTGGGCAGAGGACACCAAGTACTGCTGGGATGGCGTTGCTGCCCGTGCAGAGTGGATTGCTCTAAAGCAAATCTCCCTTGGTAAAGTGGCGTTCACTAATGCCAATAACCACGGTGTGGTTACTGAGTATAATGTGGATTACCAAATGCCATCGACACACAAGATTGGTGTGAACACGTCTTGGGCTACCACAGCCTCAGCCAAACCTATCACCAAGGACTTTCCCGCTGCCATTAAGATTGGTAAGCTTATAGGGGCTAACTACAAGTTTGCCTTTATGAACGTGGCTACCCTTGAGAAGTTGGTAGCGGTTGACGAGGTGGTTAAATTCTGTGCTTCATACCTACAGAATGCAGCCAACTTGCCTTACTCTCCTGCTCTACAGGACGTAAATTCCATGCTTATGCGTAAGGTTAATTTTGGTGGGCTTCAAATTGTGCCTGTTGATCAGGATATCACAATTGAACTCCCCGATGGTAGCCGTACAACTGGCAATCCTTTCGAGGATGATGTAGTACTTTTCTCGGAGAGTAAAATACTGGGTAAAACCCACTGGAAGCGTCCTATAGACATGAACGTGAAGACCGAGGCCATTAAGGCCATGAACGGTCACACCATGGTTCAGAAGTACTCCAATGCTTCTCCTCTTAAGGAGGTGACCGAGGGTATTGCCAACCTATTCCCCGCGTGGAACTTGGCTGGTCGCTCTGTTCTTATGCAGGTGAATGGCACTACTTGGAATAAGTAAACTACCCAAGGGGCTTGCAGCATAGCCCCTTGTTAATCTTTTATAGCCATGGCAATTAACACTAACAGAGACTATCTTAAAGCACAGCTGGCAAAGTTTGGGCTAACCGATGATGATGTGGATTTGATAATGGTTGAGAACCCTGCTTTAAGCGGGTCCCTCAATATTATCGCCTGTAAACAGGCAATGCACAAGTCGTTCTCGGCAATTCTACCTTTAGCCAACGTTTCGGAGGGTGGTTTCTCCCAGTCGTGGAATATGGATGCCGTGAAGCTTTGGTACAAATCGCTGTGTAGCGAGTTGGGTAAGCCTAATTTTCTCAAACCTCAAATCAGAAACCGTTCAAACTCTTGGTAGTATGTCAGTGAAGCAGTACCCCCACTTCCTGTTCGTTCACTTGGTGAGCGAGTCCGTTCAGGATAACGAAGGCAATTGGACTGGTCCGGTTGACGAGTGGGTATTACATGCTAATTGCAGGGAGGAGACCAACGGAGCGGGAAAGTTAATTAACGGTCCTGACGGAAAGGCGGTGGCGTTTTCTTCAACCGTATACCTGCCCAAGTCATCTGCAAATATTGAGTTTGGTACAGAGATAAAAATAACATCTATTAACGATGTTTTGGCTAATCCAAGGGCGAAGGGGCATGTTTTAAATTTCTCCCAAGGGCAAATGAACAGCAGGCTATGGGTTTAAAGCCAACATTCACACAGGCAGATGTGGCCAAACGTTTCGACAAGTTCCTTGATATTGTAGAAAGAAGACAAATTGAGAGGATGAAAATGCTTGGAGAAATGTGTGTGATCCACGCCAGAGAACTTCCCCCAGAAATCGGATTTCATGACCAAACGGGAAACTTAAGAAGTTCAATTGGATACATCATCTTCAAGGATGGTGTTTCTGTTCACGAAAGCTTTGAACAAGTAAAATCGGGATCAGAAGGCGCGAAAACGGGCAGAAATTTAGCCAACAAGATTGGGGAGAAGTTTAGAGGCAAAGGAATAGTACTGGTTGTGGTTGCAGGAATGAACTATGCATTGGCGCTGGAAGCGAATGGGGCGTATAAATTGAAGTCAAAACGACCATATGTAGTGCTTACAACGGCAGAACAGTTAGCCAAACAAGAACTTCCTAGAATGCTAGAAGACCTAAAGAGCAACATTTATAAAGCGTTTGACTAATGAAACAGACCTACGATATTGAAAGTATAGTTTATCAAGACCTAAAAAAGAACCAAGCGTTAACCGATGAACTTAACGGAGGTATATATCTTGGGCAAAGGCCATTAAATTCAGACAAAGAAGATGTTGTAATCAGCACAATAGCCCTTACCCAAGAATTTAAACCCCAGTTAGCCACAACGAACATTAATGTTCATGTAGCTGATAAAACAGTTGCAATAGGTGGTATACAACAGAAAGTAGAAGACAGGGTTCGGCTGAAGCAGCTGTCGGCTTTAGTTCTTTCAGCCATAAGATCATCTAGCATACAAGGAATTAAGATCGTGGTCGAAAATCAGAGCACTTTAACGGAACCAGACATTTCGCAGCATTTTGTGAATATTAGAATTAACTGGATTATTCATTAATAATACAAAAAACAATGGGATCATTGATAACATTAGGTTTAGCCGAGATACAAGTAGGTATTGCCAGCACTACTGGCACAATGCCTGGCTCGCTGACCAAAATTGGTGCAACATACAGAGACACCTGCAAGGTGGCTCAAGCCGCTTCAGAAGTAACAGAACACTTTGAAGAAGGAAAATCAGCACCCAAGGTTCGGAAGAAAACGAAGAGCATGCCTGTGCTCAATTTTTCGATCATGGACCCTGATGTGCAAATGCTCATCGACTACATTGGTGGTACCAACGTGGGTACTGTAGAGGCTCCCAAGTGGGGTTTTGACGGTAGCGAGGCGGTAGCTAATAAGGCCGTAAGGGTGAAAACAGAGCAAGGTTTGTGGATTGACATTCCCAATGCCGACATTGAAGCAGTTATCAACGCTGATTTGAGCGCAAAAGGTTTATTTATGGTTGATTTCACTGTAACCCCAATGGCTGTTTCCTCTGGAAAGCCTATCCACTCATACGATGGTACATCTGGACTAGAGGTTAGTCCTACATCGTTAAGCTTCACCGCTGCTGCTGACACTACCGGTAAGACTATTACTGCTGCATCTTCTGGCAACGTTACCTACGCTGCTGCACCATCTAACGACGAATGGATTACGGTTACAAGGAACTTGAAGGTTGTTACCGTTAAGGTTTCGGCCAACACCAATTCGGAGAGCCGTACTGCCGTTGTCACTATCGTAGCCGATGGTTTAACCGCTTACGTTCCAGTAACACAGGCAGGAGCATAATTGAATTACAGTAAATATTGAGATACCGAAAGCCCCGGAAACAAAACTTTCGGGGCTTTTTAAAAACCAAAGCCTGATGAAACAAGAAATTGAAAAAGAAAAGCAAGAGTTAAACAGGTTAATCAACAAGGGGGTGGTTATTGAGGTCAGTCAATACGTTCAGGAAAGGAAGGGCGTTCTTGGGTTTTTAAAAAAACCAACCAGAAGACTTGAAAACCTAACCTTTGTAATTCACGAGCCTACCCTATCAATACTGGATCGCATATCGGCAGAGCAAATAGAGCTATCTATCGACGAGGCTATTATGCGCTCGGAAGATGGTGTTTGTGAAGCCAAGAAACTTTCCAATGAGCACTCTCGACGCATGGCCAAAATTATTGCAATAGCGGTTATTGGGCAGAATTATGTGATTGCAGAGAAAAAACGGGGCGTTATTAAATACCGCTACGACAATAAACGGCTTGATGAGTTAACAGAAATATTCTTCCATAACGTGAAACCTTCATTGCTGTTTGAGTATGTGATGTTGATTAGCACCATAAGCAATTTAGGGGATTTTACGAACTCTATCAGATTGATGTCAGCAGCCCGGACAACGATGCCGATTCTGGTAGAGGAAAACAAAAAGGGTTAAAAAGTCCATATGGGCGACGGGGTGCAATTTGTGCGCACTTCGGATGGACGTGGGATTATTTACACAACGGCATCGCATGGTCTGTAGTTCAGCGCATAATGTCTGACCTTCCATCATATGATTATGAGGAAAAAGAGGACGATAAGGTTAAACTGAACAGAGAAAATGCCCAAAGTATTATGAATCATATTAACATGATGATGTAATGGAAACAGATAGCGGGGCACTACATTTTAACTCAAGTTTGAATAACGAGGGGTTAATTAAAGCGATTAGCGAAGCGGAGAAAAGAATAAAAGGATTTTCTGATGAAACCGTAAAGGGGAGTGAGAAAATTGACGATAGTTTTAGGATAACCGCTGAAAATATAAAGATTCAAAAGGATGTTATCGCCAAGTTGGAGGGGGAGTTAAAAAAACTCAATTCCGAGATCAACAAGATGGCACCAGGGAAAGCACAGGTTCAGCTAAAGCAGGAAGCTGCTGCGGTTACAGCCGAACTGGACGGTGAGCGTAAGGCCTTAACAATGCTAGAGGGTGAGGTCAAAAAGAACGAAAAGGCGCAAGTGTCGTTCCGCACCCAGTTAAGGAATGCCCGCGAGGAGTTGATTAGAATGGAGCAGGCTGGACTTCGAAACACGGATGGCTTTAAACAGCTTCGCGAGGAGGTTGGGCGACTACAGGATGCTTACGACGATGCTACCCAACAGGCGAGGGTAATGGCCAACGACGAGAAGTTGTTTCAGGGTATTATATCCACCGTATCGGGTTTTGCAGGGGTTTTTTCGGCTGCACAGGGAGCCATTGGCTTATTTGCAGGCGAGAATGAGAACTTGCAGAAAATAATGGTAAAAGTGCAGTCGCTAATGGCCATTACCATTGGACTACAACAGGTGGCTCAAACCCTGAACAAGGATAGTTACTTCTCCTTGGTTGTTTTAACCAAAGCGAAGGAGCACTTGGCAATTGCCGAGGCAAAGGTAGCTACCGCCATGGGTGTATCTACAGTTGCTGCTAGAGTGCTAATGGCAACCCTCACGCTGGGCTTATCGGTAGCCATTACGGGGGTAATAATCCTTATGAACAGGTTTATGAGCCAACAGGCCGAAGCGCGAAAGAAACAGGAGGAGTTTAATAAGGCGGTAACCGAAGCTGCGTACAAACCTATAGCAGCGGTTAATCAATTAGCAGCCGAATGGAATGCCCTTGGTGACAGTATTGAGGCAAAAGAGAAGTTTATTCGCAGTAACCAGAAGTTGTTCGACGAGCTAGGTGTTTCAATTAACGCTGTGAACGAGGCCGAAAAGTTATTCGTTGAGCGCAAGGATGAGTTTATTCAATCACTGCTTTTTAGGGCAAAGGCTATGGCTGCTAAGGACATTTACGCAGAAAAAGCCAAGGAAATAACCAAAATCGATCTCGACCTTGAGAAAACACCCCAAAGAGTTACAAAATCTGTTCTTTCTGGAGACACTTTCTTTGAAGAGGAGGTTGTTAATAAAAAATACACCAAACTGCAAGAACAGAAGAAAATGTTAGAGGCAGAGGCAGAGGATATATTGAATATGTCACTAAAGTTTTCCGAAGAGGAGAAGAAAATACTTGATAGCCTAGGGCAGAATGCACAGGAAAACATTGAAGGAAGCATTAAGGCTGTTGAAGATTTAGTTAATCAACTAAAGGATCAGTACAAGAAGGCTACCACCGATCAGGACAGAAGTGCCCTGCTTAAGCAGATTGAAGAGCAAGAAAAACTACTGGATAAACTTGACCCCACTAGGAATAAGAAAGGGCCACAGGATGACAGCGCAAAAAAAGCATTGCAGGAGTACGAAAAATCCCTCAAGAGACAATTAGACCTTGCAGAAAGTGTGTTCGAAAAATTCGCACTGATTGAGCAGGAAAAGAAGAAATTGGAGGGCGATAAAAGCGAGTTGGGGGCAGAAAAGATGGGATTGCTCGACGAGTTAAACCAAGGAACTGCTGACGAGGCCGAGAAGCAGACAAGGCAATTGTTGAATACCTATGCCACCTATCTATCCAGAAAATTGAGGTTACAGGAAGAATACACCAATGACATGACCCTTTTACGGCAGAAGTTGGAAGAAACAACCGACCCCGAAGAAAAAAAGGCTGTACAGGGTGCTATGACCAACCGCACCAAGAAGTTTGATCAGGATGTGGCAGCGGCTGGCGATACCGAGTATGAGCAGCTGCTTGCCCAGTACCGCAGCTACGAGCAGAAGAAAGATGCCATTGTGGCTGAATTTGACCAAAAAAGGCTCAAGGCTTCAGAGAACAATAACGAGGAATTGGTTCAGCGACTCAACGAGGCGCAATCAAAGGCTCTATCCTCATTGGCCACAGAGAACCTTATCGGCTCTGCCGATTGGACGGCTCTATTCAGTGATCTTGACAAGGTGACCGCAGCAGAACTAATCAAATTAAGGGATAAGATAGAGGAGCAGTTCAGTACCCTCGATCTAAACCCAGAGGATATGGATGTGCTTCGGAACAAGATCAACGAGGTAACAGGCTATATTCAGCAAAAAAACCCTTTTCTAGCCCTTTCCGATGCGCTAAAAAAATATAAGGACGAAGAATCATCAGCAAACTTTAAGGATATAGCCAAGAGTTTAGCCGGTTCGGTCAGTTTAGTGAAAGGAACGTTTGACGAGGTGATAGGTTCTTTCGATAAGCTTGGAATCCAAATGTCCGATCAGGTAAAAGGTATGCTTGAGGACATATCATCGTTAATGGGGGCAGCAGCCAGCTTGGCCATGGGAATAGCATCGGGGAACCCTCTCCAAATCATCCAAGGAACAATTAGTGTAATTGCTAGCGGTATCAGCATGTTAACGGGCAATAAAACTAAAAAAATTGATCAAAGCATAAAGGAGCACGAGAAGAATGTTCGGCAGTTAGAAATGGCCTACAAAAGGCTAGAGCGTGCTATAGATGCTGCACTTGGCAGTTCCCGTTATACTAGCCAAAAAGAGTTGATTGACAACCTGCGCAAGCAGAGAGAAGAGCAGCTTAAAATGGCTAGTGCTGAAAGGTCAAAAAAAAGGGCTGATCAGGCAAAGGTGGATCAATACTACGATGCAGCCAATGAGAATGGCAGCAAGATAATTGACATTATCAACGGCATGCGTGAGGATATACTTGGGTCCTCTGTTTCATCGGCAGCGAGTGAGTTAGGCAACGCGCTAATTGATGCCTTTATGGCGGGCGAGAATGCAGCCGAGGCTTGGGGCAAGAAGGTAGATGATATAGTGGGCAATGTGATCAGAAAAATGCTGATTCAAAAGTTGGTGGAGGAACCGGTTGGTAAGATTATCAATCAATACATGTCCAAGTGGATTGATGGAGCGGGGAACTTCCTTGGATTTGATGCCATCATGGAATCTGCCATTCTGATGGGCAATGATCTATCGGCACTAGGCTCTGGATTATCAGAAGCCTTGGCCATGCTACCAGATGAAATAAAAAAATACTTCACAGGCGACGACAACACATCTGCATTAACTGGAGCAATAAAGGGCATGAGCGACGACACAGCCTCTCTAATGAGTGGCTACATTAATGCCATAAGAATTAATCAGATAGAGAGCATTAGCGTGATGCGAAACCAACTGTTGGCTTTGCAGCAGATATCCAGTAACACCTCTCACAATGCCACGCTTCCTGACATTCTGAGCGTGCTAAAATCTATGGCCAGTGGAGACTCCTTGAGGTCTTCTGGGTTATAAAACAAAACACTATGTTATGAAACGAATTGGAAGAGATATTGCAAAACAGGCAAGAATTAAGGGAATATGCGAGGAATGGTACCAAGACCTCAAAAACATTGATTCGGTTGAGGGATTGGCCAATATGTATCTAAATGGGATAGATTTCTGTCTCGCGAACAACTTCCCTTCTAACGATTATATCAGGGCAAATTATAAGGGAGAAATTGAGAAGTATGGTATACATCTCGACGAGGAGTTTAGTAGCCTAAATGGGCGAAAAGTTGTGGCGCTAGGCACTTGCAAAGCCTCTGTTGAGATAAACAAACATCACGTAAGTGAAATATTCGTAAAAAACGATAGTACGCTCAACCTAGAAGCCAAAGATTGTGCCTTTGTAATGGTGGATGTTTTCGATAATACGAAGATAAAAGTTAAGACTTTCGGTGATGCTAAAGTGGTTATGAATCGGTATGGAGATGCGGAAATAATCCTTGTTACCAAGGGCAAGAATTCAGTTGTGAAAATTGTGGAGAAAAACAAAAAAACTTACTAGCTATGAATATTACTTACCTTATAGATCAAGTGGATATATCAACTTATGGGGTTCACGTGTCCGCATCCGATGGCTTGTTAAGCAAACCGAGTTACAAGAAAGGTTTAGCCCACAATTGGCCAGATTATCATGGAGAGGTGATTGATTTATCCAAGCGATACTACGAGCCAAGAGATATAAAGCTTGATTGCTTTATAATTGCTGAAACTAAAGAGTTGTTCTTAACCCAGTGCAATACCTTCCTTTCTTTATTCGATCAAACTGGAACCAGAAGGCTAACCGTAACTGTAGACCCTACAAAACCTCTGTTGTATGAGGTATTAATGGACAGTGATATTGATATCAAAAAGGTTTGGAACGATGGGCAAATGGTGGGCCGATTTACTCTAAAATTAAAAGAACCCGAACCATTAAAAAGGGTTATTAAGTACACCCGAACCAGCGATGCGAACAAAACGGTTACACTAACCATTACCACACCCAAGTTGGTAAACATTTACTGGGGTGACGGAACGCACACCTATGATGTGAGTGGTACAAGCCAAGTAGTAACGCACAACTATCTTGTTAATGGCGATTTCTTTATCCTAATCACAGGCAATATTGATGAAATTACAGCACTAACCCATAATGGAACATTGATATGGAGCAAATTATAGTTACCCACTTGGATAACACCACCCTAATACTACAATCGAAGGAGAATGTAAGCGCAATCACTAGGGCTAATCAACAGGTAGAATTGCTCGGGGCGGACACTGTTGATATTACTGTTGAATCGGCCACTAAGCTTAACTTCTACATTGGAGACAAAATCACCATAATTGGTAGAGATTACACTTTGAACACCCCCGCCAAAGAAAAGAAATATTCGGAGCGAAAATTTGTGTATGATCTTCAATTTGAGGGAGTGCAGTACGATTTGTTGAGGGCGAGTTATAGCGTGAACGTTGATACTACCAACAATGAGATTCAGGACCTATCGGGCGATTCGCTAACTGGGGATCTGAAAATGTTTCTTGATGTGCTAATATCCAATGCAAATCGGGTCTTCCCAAATAAGTGGATATTGGGCACTTATCCTCTCGAAACAGAGACTAAAACGTTAACCTTCTCTGATACCGATAACTGCTTATCTGTAGTGCAATCTCTTTGCTCCGAGGCAAATTTCAACACTGAATTTTCTATTGTTATCGGGCAAAACGGGGTAAGAACATTAAATATTGGGGCTACAGGTAATGTTTTCCCTTTCACTTTTGAGTATGGGCGTGGAAAAGGCCTATATGAGCTTACCCGTGAGAAAACTTCTTCAACCAATATCGTTACTCGGTTGAGTGTATACGGATCATCTAGAAATATAAATACTACAAAATACAGGGCTTTCAGGTTGTGTTTGCCCAACAAAACGAAGAGCCAGAGTTACATCGAGAGCGCTACAGGAATAGCGAACTACGGCATTTGGGAGCAAACCAAGAATTTTGAGATCATCTTCCCTCGTCGAACAGGCACTATAAGTTCTCTGGGTGATAACGAACTCAAGTTTGTTGATACTTCCATGAATTTCGATCTTAACGAGAAGGATGGGAACGGCAATACCCTTTTCCTTGTTCCA